CCTCACGAAGAAAAAAATTAAAAATTATGGGTTAAAAACAATAAGAGATTCTCTTGTTGTTCCCTTATATTCTACAATCAATGTCAAGCCTGAGATTAGATCGCTGCAATACATAGATAAGAAGGGCGAGAAAAGATTTGTCAGCGCAAGTGAAGTCAAAGGTAGTGTTCATATTGTTGGTTTTGCTTGGTCAGAGTGGCAAGACTTAGATCAAGTTTTAGTTGTTGAAGGCATAGCGACAGCATATTCAGTATTTGAAGCAACGAACTTACCAGTTTGCTGTGTGTTCTCAGCTAATTTTGGACTTACCGCCATTACCAATTTAAGAAAACTTACTAAAGCTAGATTTATTATTTGCTTTGATAACGACAGCAATCAAGTTGGACAAAAGAAAGCAGAGGAAATTACGTCAGCCATTAATAATACAGTTGTCAGATTGCCTTCCATCGTTGGCGACTTCAACGACTTACACCAAGAGCAAGGTTTGGATGCAGTTAGAAATGAAATCTTAGATCGTGGTTTGCCTTTAAAACAATTCAATATCAAGTTTCTAAAAGGCGAGATACCGAAAAGAGAATGGTTAGTAGAAAATTTTATTGAGCTTGGGAAACCAGGAATCATGGCAAGTATTGGTGGCATAGGTAAATCCATGTTGGCATTAGACTTATGTTTAAAAGTTGCTCATGGCTCTGGGTCCTGGTTAGGCAATCCGATTGTAAGTTCTGGGAGTGCGGTTTATTTGAGTGCGGAAGATGATGCTCAAGAATTGCATAGACGAGTAGATTCATTGGATAAAGAAGGCAAAAGGTTTGAAGGTTTAAACGAAGTCTATGCTTTACCAATTCCTAGCATGAAAGAAAGATTGATTGTCTTAGGCGATACCAGTTCACAAGGTTTGCATACAACAGCACAAGGAGATGAATTGATTACTGCCTTAGAAAGCATAGATAATTTAAAGTTGGTGGTAATAGATCCTATTCAAAGTTTTGTAAGTGCGAGTATCAGTAGTTCCAATGAAGCAGGTCAGATGTATGCGAGTTTTTGCGCTAGTATTTCCGCAAGACTAGGAGCTACAGTTTTAAGTATTCACCATTTTTCAAAGCAAGGCCTAGTTGGTACTGAAGATAACATGACAGCAAGAGCAAGTATTCGTGGCGCAAGTTCGCTTGTCGATGCACACAGATTCGCATTAGCGTTGTATTTGAGTTCGGAAGAAGAAGCAGAACGTTTGTGTTTGCAAAATGGCGTAGAATTTGACAGAACAAGAGTTGTGAGAGCAAGTATGGTTAAGTCAAATAGCGAAATAGATTATTCGGTAAAGACTTTGTTTAGAAAAGACGTTGTGCTTGAGCCGATAGAAGATATCAAAGGAGGTATAAATTGGGATTAAGAGTTTTAAGTTTATTTGATGGCATGAGTTGTGGGCAGTTGGCTTTGCAAAGACTTGGTATTGAAGTTGATACTTATTATGCAAGTGAAATAGATAAGTATGCAATCCAAGTCACACAAGCAAACTTTCCAGAAACAATTCAAGTTGGCGATGTTTGTGAGTTAAAAGTAGAAGATTATCAAGACGTAGATTTAATTTTAGCCGGTAGTCCATGTCAAGGTTTTAGTTTTGCCGGAAAACAATTAGCTTTTGACGATCCACGATCTGCATTGTTTTTTGAATTTATTAGGATGTTAAAAGGTATTAAACCAAAGTATTTTCTTTTGGAAAACGTCAAAATGAAACAACAATTTCAAGATGTCATTACTGAACAAGTATCAGCCTGCTATCCAGATTTTGAAGGTGGCGATTTATTTGGCAGTCAAATAAAACCTGTTTTAATAAACTCAGCTTTAGTAAGCGCACAGAATAGACAGAGATTATATTGGACTAATATACCTAATATTGAACAACCAAAAGATAAAGGCATAGTTCTTAAAGATATTCTTGAAGAAAATCCAGATGAAAAATATAAACTTTCTAATGCAAAGGTTGATAGAGTTTTAAATTCTCCAAGAGGTAAAGGTTTCTTTTATAATGAGGATTCAGAAAAAATCGGAACTTTGATTGCAGGTTATTATAAACAGCCAACTGATGCGAATTATATTGAAACCAAACCTAAACAAGTGGGTATAGCTACAGATATAAAAGGACACGACATACTTAAAAGAGTTTATTCTCCAGATGGCAAATCGCCAACATTAAACTCAATGGGTGGTGGCAATCGTGAACCAAAAGTTGTATCTGGTGCTTGGCTAGGTAGATACAAAGAAGATGGTGCGACAGAGCAAAAGTTAGAGTTGAATCAAAGTGGTAAGTCAAATAGTTTAACGACTGCGCAAAAAGATAGCGTAGTGGTTTCTACCAAACCTAATCAAATTAACTCAAGTAAAAAAGCTGGTGGCAAACAACCTTATATGCAAGACAGAGTATTTCATAAAAAAGGTAAATCACACGCTTTGACAAGATCTTTTGCTGATAGAACAAATGTTGGCGAAGAAAATAAACTATCATGGCGTAAGCTCACTCCTTTGGAGTGCGAAAGATTGCAAACAGTCCCAGACAATTACACTAATCATGTATCAAAGACACAAAGATATAAGATGTTGGGTAATGGTATGACTGTTGATGTTATCGTTCACATTTTGAATAATATGGAACTATGAAAAAGGAAGAATACGATCCAAGCGACTTATCTATAAAAAATGCTTATGCTACTCGTTGGATTTGGTATCACACGTTATTAGGTTTATTACTACTAATGAGCAACATACTTTTAATTTCTATTCTGACGATCCTGGCGGTTAAGTTATGAGTTTTATCAGAAGAAGAAAGAAAAAGAATCGTAAGGCGGAGAAAGAATATAACGAAGCGTTGTGGAAAGCGTACCCCAAGAAAAAGAAAGATGAGCAAGATTGATCCAGAACATTATAAGTTTGGTGGTGTTGAATGTATTGACGCTATCAAAAGCAGTCTTAGTCCAGAACAATTTAGAGGGTATCTCAAAGCCAGTATTATTAAATATCTATGGCGGTATGAGAAAAAGAACGGCTTAGAGGACTTAGAGAAAGCAGATTGGTTTTTAAGAAAATTAAGATACGAGGTAGAGAATGTCGAAAGGAAGTGATGTAAGACCATTTGATAAGAAGAAATTTGACAAAGAATTCGACCGAATCTTTGGTAAAAAGAAGGAGAAAAAACGTGCGAATAAACCGCAAACTTAGTTACTTAATTAATATTTTTAACATACTTGACGGATAATATGGGTTATCGACCTAAGAAACCCATGTTATCCGCGAAGGATAATACGTGTTATCCCATATCCATACATGTTTACATGTTTAAGAGAGGAATCGCTAGGGCGATTCCCTCTTTTTGAGAGTAAGAATGAATAAAGATTTTTGGTGGATAAATTCGAGTGCGGAGAGTAGCGATAGCGCGAGTGCGGAGATTAGTTTTACGTTAGCGATGAAGTATCGAGATGTGAGCAAGTTTAAGCGCGTTGTGTGGTATTGGTATCGTGAGAACGTAGCGAGGAAAGATCTGAATAGTTCGAGTAAGCTTGTGCTTTGGGCGATTTGTGAGCGTATGCGTTATGAGAGTATGAGTATGCGTGATGCCTATGCGTACGTGGGGAAGATGTTAGGGTTATCGCGCGTGAGCGTGAGCAAGAGCGTTTATGCGTTGGTGGATAAAGATATTATTTGGATTGTTGAGGAAGGGCAAGAGCGTAAGGGAATGAAACGCTTACCGCAGCACTCACGCAAGCGTAAGCATATTTTGTTAGTGGGTTTGGGGAAGCTGCTTAGCGACCACTTAGTTTAAGATTCTTTCCTCGCATCCTTCTTTTGGATTTATTCATGGTGCTTGAGGATATACGTTTGCGTCTATTCTGACTGCTTTTTTTCTTTATAGAAACGTGCTTGGGTTTTAGTAAGGTAGTTTTCGATCTTTGCATTGGTTTAGTGGAAGGAAGGTTTCAAGGGGAGAATTATCGTTATGAAAAAGAAACCTTCCTTCGCTAATTAATTAACTGCGGTACATTTTATCAAGTTCTATGGTTTTTGATACCCAAACTTTCTTGAAGTCTAAAGACTTGGCTTGGCGTATGGCAGTCTTTAAGTTCGCTCGTCTTTTAAAATATAGTTCTTTATTCATGGTTACTCTCCTTTTGAAAAAAATATATTGTTTGCATAGTCGATGGCCTGTTTTTCGGTTAGTCCTTTTTTCAAGCCTTCTTCGACCAAATACTCCAAATGAGCTTGTACTAAAAAATTTCTACTCATATTTCCTCATCCTCAATCATAATCTTTGTAAGATCTTTATCTGAATAGTTATAAGCACAATCCATGCACAGCTTAAAACCTGCTTGTTCTTGCGTTGATATTTCATCAACTGGATTTTTGCATAATTGACATCTATTCATTCTTCCTTGTCCTTTTGGTTAAAGTTTGGGTTAAGTCTGATTTCTCTATCAAAATCATTCTCTACTGGTTTAAAGTTTTCAAGTAATGCCTTGCAGTATGCAACTTCTCCTTCTAGTTTCCTTGCGGTTTTGAATTTCATTATCTTTTCTTGATACCATTCTTGACGCAATTCGTTTTCTAGGTCGTATATGCGAGTTTCTAATTGATCTTTTGAAAGACTGTCTAAATAATCTTTATTCATGGTTACTTCTCCTTAATAAATTAAAAGCTTTGAATTACAAATCCGCCAGAATTAGTCGGTAAAACTAAAGTTTTACTTTCAAAATCCTCTAAACTTTGATAATCATCTGGATATGCTTCTATCATTTCTTCTAAATTTTCAAATTCTTCAAAGTCGCAACAAATAGCTATTACATCTAATTCACAATCAAACTCCTCAAAAAAATCTTCATATAAAGTAGAAAGTCCTTCATAGCTAAAATTATTAGCATACTGTCTATAACTTCCGAATTCGTTTATAAATTCTTGTTTGGTTAGTTTTTTATAAATCATGGTTATTTCTCCTTTGCTTCATTTAAATTTTTACTTACAGCAATGGCTACTCTTTTTTGTCTGTAGTCTTTGATTGCTTTTCCAGTTTGATTATTAAAAACTTGATAAAAGCGATCTTTCCAGATACCACGTTGTTTATAAATTATTTTTACTTGATACATATTTCTCTCCTTATGTTTTCTTTAGCTACTCTCCTAGAGCCTTTACTTCCTCTCCTTTTTGAAATTTTGGCAAATTTAGGAGTATAGCCACCTGTAGTTCTTCCGTAGGTTTGTGCCTTATCTCTGCCTATTTTCATTTCTAAAGATGATTTATTCATTTTTTTCTCCTTTGTTTGTTAATTAATAAGTTATACATAGTTATTCCCCTAATATCTCGCCAGTAGCTGTTCTAAATTTTCTTTCATCAAAGTTTGGATTTTCTGATTTTAAAAGATCACAAAGTCCATTCATAAATTCGCCACGATTTATAACGAATTTAATACCACTTCTTTGATTTGCAAGTGTAGTGTTGTCTTTTACTAACTTTGCTAATTTTATAAAATGTTTTCTAGTCATTGATAATTCTCCTTAAATTAATTTAATTGTTTAATTGCATTTTCAACCATTAATTTATATTCATGGTCTAAATTCATCATATCTACAACTTCCCAATCATCGCTTAAATTACCACCTTCATTTCTATTTGTTGAAAAATAGAACTGATTGTAGTCGCCTATCTCTTGATAAAGTAAAGTATCATCTTCATCTTTAGTAAAGGCGAAAGTTCCCACTTCGCCTTTGATTATGATTATTTTATTTATTTCCATTGATAATTCTCCTTTAATTAGTTAATCAATTCGTTTACTTTAGACTAATCAATATCATTGTCAAGCATTAAATGACATTTTTTATCACTTTATATATTAGTAATAAATAAGCTATTTAGTGAATAAATGACATAAAAAGATTAAAATACCTTATGGAAGCAAAGAAAAAACCAGGAAGAAAAGCAATTAATTTAGACCATAACGAAATAGAGCGTTTAGCTGGAATGGGTTTAAATGAACGTCAAATATGCGCTAGTTTAGGGATTAATCCTTCAACGCTTACAAGAAAGAAACATATTAAAAGCATAAAGCACGCACTCGAAAAAGGGCGTGCAAAAGCAATAGCGCAAGTAAGTTCACAATTATTTAATAATGCTATGGAAGGCAAAGAAACTTCCGCCATATTCTTTTTAAAAAATCGTGATCCAGATAACTGGAAAGACAGAAACATTTTAGAAACCAATCACACGATAAATTTAAGTCATGTTATTAATTCCGCAAAAGAACGAATCCCTAATGCAACTCAAACAATAAAACGCCTTGATGAGTCAATAGAAAAAGGCAAGGGCATCTTCTTAGATAACAAAGGCACAGACAAAAACAATGATTCTGAATCTCTCTCTCCTTCCAAAAACTCAGAATCCTAGAGCGTGAATGATTTTCTTTTTCTCCGTCATTCACGCTCAACCAAATCGCAAGAACCCCCCTTTCGCGCGTGCCTGGGTAGCGTTATATATATAACTAATGAACTAATTTTTTTTTAATTTTATGAAATATGGTGTAGAAGCAGAAAAAGAACTAATGACTGAGCTTTGGTCAATGAATATCAAA